AGTGCATTCCGATCGTGCCGGTGTATGGCAAGCGCTGGTTTGTGGATAACGTCGAGCGGTGCATGGGTATCGTGCGGCTGGCCAAGGATGCGCAGCGGCTGAAGAACATGCAGCTGTCGAAGCTGGGTGAAATTTCGGCGCTGTCGAGCATCGAAAAGCCGATCATGACGCCCGAGCAGGTTGCCGGCCACCAGGTGATGTGGGCCAAGGACAACCTGGAGAACTACCCGTACCTGCTGGTAAACCCGATCACGGGGCCTGACGGCTCGATGCAGGTGTCCGGCCCGGCGGCTTACACAAAGTCTGCGGCCGTACCGCCTGCCATGGCTGCGCTGCTGCAAGTGACCGAGCAGGACATTGACGACATCCTGGGCAACCAGCGCGAGGGCGACAAGATCGTCAGCAACATCAGCGGCGATGCCGTCGAGATGGTGCAGCAGCGGCTGGAGATGCAGGCGTTCCTGTACATGTCGAACTACGCCAAGGCGGTGCAGCGCTGTGGCGAAATCTGGCTGTCGATGGCCCGCGACGTGTACGTCGAGCCCAAGCGGAAGATGAAGGGCGTGGACGAAGAGGGCCGCGCGTCAACGATCGAGTTGATGCAGCCCGCGATGGACGAGAACGGGGCGCTGACGCACCGCAACGACGTGACGCAGGCGACGTTGGACGTGGTGACGTCGGTGGGTCCGTCGTTTGCGACGCAGAGGGCGGCCACGCGGCGCACGCTGCTGTCGATGATGCAGTTTACGCAGGATCCGCAGATCCAGAAGATGCTGCTGGCTGCGCTGATGCAGAACATCGAAGGCGACGGCGTGAAGGACGTGGCGAAGTTCATGCGCAAGGAAATGGTCGCTGCCGGCGTGATGGAGCCGACGCAAGAGGAAGCGCAGGCGCTGGCCCAGGCCGCGCAGAATCAGCAGCCGGATCCGAACGCTATTTTCGTCCAAGCATCCACTGAGAAGGCTATCGCTGAAGCGCAGAAGGCAAGGGCAGATGCGGTCAAGACTATGGCGGAAACAAAATTAGCCGAGGCAAAAACGCTTGAAACGATGTCCAAGGTAGGCGGCGGCACAAACCAAGCCCGAGAAATTGTTGTCGAGTCGCCGGCCGATCTCGAAAAGACAAGACTTGAAATTGAGTCTATTCAGCTTGAAAACGAGCTGAGACGCAGAAAAGTAATGGCCGCCAATGTTGAGATTGAAAAATCTCTAATTGAAAACCAAAACGCTCCAAGTGTTGTTCAGGTTTCGCAAGAAATTCAACGGGCAATGCAGCAGGCCGTTGTTGGCATTGGGCAAAGCGTCGATGTTATGGGCGATGCAGTAACTCGCATGAGTGATGCCATCGGACAGTTTACGGAAGTCAGCAGCAAAAACGCAAAAGAGGCAATGAAGGCAATTAGCCGGCCAAAGCGAATTGTGCGCGAAAACGGACGCATTGCAAAAATTGAACTGGAGTAACCAATGGCATTGGTTGTCAAAGACAGAGTCAAAGAGACCACAACAACCTCTGGCCTTGGCTCTTATGGCCTCGCAGGCGCTTCCGTCGGTTTTCAGTCTTTTTCTGCTGTTGGTGACGGAAACACGACATATTACACCGTCACTGATGGCGTAAATTGGGAGGTTGGCATTGGCACCTATACAGCGGCAGGGCCATCTCTGAGTAGAGACTCGATCCTTGAAAGCAGCAATGCCGGCAATGCTGTTTCGTGGGGAACTGGCAAAAAGGACGTTTTTGTCACTTACCCAGCAGAGCGCTCTGTAACAGGCAACGCAAGTGCGCTGGCGATCCCGGATCCAGGCGCAAACGGAAATGTCCTTACGTCTGACGGCACGTCATGGACTTCTGCGCCAGCGGCTGGTGGTGGTGTTTCGTCTGTTACGGCATCTGCTCCACTCGCGTCTAGTGGTGGCGCAAATCCAGATATTAGTTTGACTGGGATTGTGGCTGTAGCTAACGGCGGTACAGGACAATCTACACAGCAGGCCGCGTTGAATGCTTTGGCTGGCGCTACGACATCGGCTCAGTTTTTGCGCGGCGATGGCACCAATGTAACGATGTCAGCCATACAGGCCAGCGATGTTCCGACGCTAAACCAAAACACCACCGGCACGGCGGGTAACGTTACTGGTGTGGTTGCCATCGTTAATGGCGGCACAGGACAGACAACGGCCAACGCGGCTTTGAATGCGTTGCTTCCCTCTCAAAGTGGCAACAGCGGCAAGTTTCTGACCACAGACGGAGCAGACACGTCTTGGGCGACCGCAGGCGGCGGCTCCGCAACCCTGACAATTCAGAACAAAACCAGCGCTTACACCGTCGTTGCGGGTGATCTTGGGACCATCATCAACTGCACGTCTGGTACGTTTACCGTTGCGCTGGATGCCGCCGCTACGCTTGGCAGTGGGTTCAATTGTTGGATTTGGAATACGGGTACGGGGGTCATCACGATTGACCCAAATGGGGCGGAAACCATTGATGGGGTTTCTACCCTAATTCTCCGCCCAGGAGAAGGTACTCAAATTGTCTGCAACGGTACCAACTGGGAAACCGGCGACAAAAAAACAATGCGCGGGTATGCGGAAAATTTTGGAAGCACTTTCGTAAGACCGGTTGCATCTGTAAATCCATCTGTGGCTATCGGCGCAAATTCAGCAAATCAAGGTTCTCAATCCGTAAGTGGACCTGGTGCAATAGCCTTGGGCGGCAGCTACGCATCGGGAACGGATTCGTTTGCTGCCGCAATTGCAAAAAATACAAGTAGTTACGGAGCAAAATCAACAAATACAGTTGCAATGGGGTATAACGCCGTTGTATCACAATCATATAGCGCATCAATAGGGTACACATCAAAAGCAACGGGTCAGTATGCTATTGCGTTGGGCGCATTTGCGTCGGCAACAGCCGACGGAGCAGTCGCAGTAGGAAATTCATATTGGCTGGGCGCACCAACCGCATCGGGACAGTCCTCAGTAGCTATTGGGGATGGAGTTACCGCAAGTCAAAGACACGCCGTTGCAATTGGAGCGGGGGCGGTAGCGTCAATTATTGGTAAATTTTCTAATTCAAGCGGGTATTTTGCCGCAGCAGGAGATTCGCAACAATCGTTTATTGTTTTGCGAACAACAACCTCAACCGCTACCCCAAATTCTTTGGTTTCTAATGCGTCGCCGGCGAGTACAATTAATCAGGTTATTTTGCCAAACAATAGCGCGTACGTATTTACAGGCACTGTAGTCGCAAGACAAAAGGCATCAGGTGGTACGGCTTCGGCGGCATGGAAAGTTGAAGGATTGATCCGCAGAGAAGGAACTGCAGGCACCACAACGCTTGTGGCTTCAACTGTTACAGCAATTAGCAACGTGCCAGGATGGACGCTTGCACTGTCGGCAGATACAACAAACGGAGGGCTTTCTGTGAAAGTTACAGGAGCGGTGTTGGATATAAGATGGGTTGCAACCATTCAGGCAAGCGAAGTTACCTACGCATAAGGGGATCATCATGGCAATTCAGCTCGACATTCAAAACACACAGTTCGGCGTACCGTTCTCGGGGGCTTACTTTCGCGTGGTCACCGCCGCTATTTCGCGCCAGCGTGCAGGCGGTCCGAAGTTTTCTGTGATGATCGACATCGCAGGCTACGGTACGGCCACGCCCGGTGATGACACGCGAGATGTAGACTTCAGGCGTTACCATACGGACCTCGACAGCGTTGAGGCGCAAGCGGGCGCATCGTTCTTGGACCGATGCTACGCGTGGGTGATGACGCAGCCTGACATGGCAGGCTCTGTGGCGGTGTAAACGTGTTCGGTTTTTCTGCCTTTTCTGAACTACCGTTTTCCACAATACCAGAGCAGCAGGTCGTTCCTGTTGTTGCTGGTGGAGGAAATGGAAGGCAGTCCTACAAGAAAAAGGCCAAAGGCTGGGCTGTTGAACGAGAAATTCTGGAAGCTAGTCTTGCCAGGTTTTTTACAGATGCAACAGAGTCTGTAGTTGATTCTGTAACTTCTCTTGCCAAGTCTGACAGCAGGTCCGCCCAAAGGGTTGCAAAAAGCGTTGCAAGCTACGACGGTGAAGTTAAGCAACTGCAAAAAATTCAAACGCAGATTTCGCAACTACAGCGCGAATTGCTTATAGCTGAACTTGATGCAGAAAAAAAAGCGGACCTTGAAGCCGCCGCCGCGACACTAAAAGATTTTCTTTTGGACGAAGAAGAAATCGCACAGATTGCGATTGAACTTGACGCACAAGACGCTAAGATGCTGTTGCTCGCGTCTGGTGTAATCATCCACTAATTTATGGGAGCGCAACGTGGCAACGCAGTTCAGTGACATGGCCCTCGGCGGATCCGGCTTTGCTGCCGGCTACACCCCGATCCGATTCGCCCCGCTGGTTTCGCTGACGGGGCCGATTCAGGGGCCGGCGACGCCTACCGCGCCAGAGGCGCCGGCTGCGCCGATGATTCGCCCGCCTGTGT